CATGTACTCTGTCTGCCCAGAGATTTAGTGTTGCTGTACCCTTCTCAACAGGAACTGAAACATTAACTTGGTATATTCCTGCAAATCTTTGGTAATCATTTAGAGTTTCTAAAGTACTCACGATGGGGAGTATTAAAGGTTCTAAATATAGTGTGCCATGTGTTGGCGTGAATTCTGTATTAGGCCATGCTATAGATGGGCTACCAGTAATTGTGTTTAGTTGCGTATCTAACGCTATTTGTGTGTTTGTGTATACGCTCATATTTTATTATTCTTTATTGCTCTATCTAAAAATGATTGATATAATTTTACGCTAATCCGCATCATACCGCGTGGGGCTTGTCTTCTTGACCAACCAAACTCAACAACATAGGCATAATCTGTTTGATTACGTACCCAGATAGTGTCACCTAGTTTATAACTATTAGCTCCTGACACACTTCCCAACTTACCTGAGTAGGATGCTGTGGCTTGTATATAGCCCTGACCCCAATTAATTTCCCAAGCCTTTCTTAAATCGCCTGGTTTATAATCTGCTGCGGGTATTGATGACCATAACTCAGGTCTACCTACGGGGGTTCTATCAACTATTTGTTTGTATACTTCTGAAGCTGCCCTTGTAATTATTTTCTCTTGCTGACTCTTTAGCTCTAACTCTATCTCAAGCCAACGTTTTTCAAACTTCTTTATATTCGACATTGTAACTCATATATTAAATTATAACCTTGAGATACTATCTTACCAACGTTAACGATTCTATGTACTACGCTATCAATAGTTGCTGTATCACCTACCGTTGGAACTTCTCCAGTAGTTGGAGTACTTAACCAAAGCTTTACGTCAGAGTTTCTTATTGATGTACCATCTATCTCAAAAGCGTTGTAACCATCTGGTAATCCATATGCCGAGTAATTCACGGTAGTCGCTGCACCTACAGTACCATCAGAAACACTGTAAGCGCCTTCTGTTACTCTTACTAAGTTAACTGTACGTCCATAAGCTTCTAATTGTTTACGGGCCAACGCTATCATGTTTGTTGAAAAACTCATTATTGACTCCCCATCTCAGCATTACATTCAGCACACAATACTACTCTATCTAGTGTTATTAAGAACGTAGGGTTTTCACACTCAGGACAACCAAAACAAGCTAACTCATCTTCGTTAGTTTCTGAGATATACATTTCAATCTCTTGGTCTATCTTGTATTTTGTGAAATCATAAATCTCAGCCATTACGCTTTGCTCACTTTAAAGTTAATACCACTACTGCCATTTACTAATAATTCTTTTAGCTTAGTGTTAATCTTCTTAACGATTGTACTGCTCGAAGACCCTTCTTTGTATTGTACTTCAACTGGACCTACTTTCTCTTTGATTGTTGTTCTATCAATGTTAGCTATAGGACTGTTACCAGCATCTATGGCTAAAGCTACTTCACATAACCCATCGATAAGGGCTTGAGGTATTTCATCATTATCATAATACCAATGCTTCTTCTTAACTGCACCGCTTCTAGGCCATACCAAAGCTTGGTCTTCTGTGTATTGGTCGCCAATGAATTCTAATGATTCTATATAATCCATAGCTTCAATGATTAAATCTTCTGGATTAGCAGCAGAGATTGTTATCCCTCTATCTGTTCCATATGTTGTTAAGTCAGCAGCGCTTACATAGCTGTTAGCTCCTGATATTATTGCACCTGTCTCTACTACTATCGTTGCTGTCATTTATATAATCTCTGTTATTACTACATTCATATCTGTTACTGTTATATTGTCTGTGTTTGTATTGTTTTGACAATGAATTTCTAAATAATCCCCGTCTGAGTGGTCTACTACACAAGCAAAAGAAATATTCTCTGCTCTACCACTTCCATTTGATGTTGATTTAGTTTGGCTCGGTGTTCTTATATCATCTAATTTACTGTCATAAAAACCAAACTTACAAACTTTGTTATTTCCTGTGGTAAATGATAGGTGGCATTGGATTAAATATTTTCTCTCAATTACTGCATTATTAGTTAATTTATTACTAGCGTGAGAGTATTTACTATTATCTGCGCTTGCTGTAGTTGTTCCGGATACTTTGTACCATGTATCTGTAGCAGACACTGTTGTAGCGGTACTATTATCTATCATATACATTTGACCGTTAACAGCGGTGTTTGTAATACCTACACAATTAACAAATAAACTAGTATTTGATGTTTCATCTATTCCACCTAGATACGTACTACCTCCAGAGAAGTTTATTGTATCTAATATAAATGATTCTGTTGGGACTGTAGCACTAGCGTCTACATCGATAGCCACTGTTGAACTAAAGGCTACGAAAGAGCTGTATATAAACCTGACACGTCTACTGACTACTGCTGTAGCTGCAAACTCTATAATATTACCTGCTGCACCATCGCCTGTAAATAAACTATTGTTTACACCTATAGTACCTGATGTACCGTCAAATAATAACCCGTTACTATTTAAAATAGCTCCGTTAGAATAAATCCAGTTGTTTACATCTTTAATAGTACCTATGTTTGGTACGTTAACTATATTGAATGCAAACCAGTCATACGCTTCTACGCCTGTACCATCGATATCAAAAGCTGTATCTATGTCTGTGAATGTTATGTTCTGTATTACTGTTGTTCCAGTTGTTGTAAATAATGCAACACCTACGCCCAACCCTGTACTTGTTATACTTGATGTTTCAGAGCTAGTACCTAAGATTGCTGTGTTATCCCCACCTACTAACCTATCACCTAGTAAATCAATAGCTTTAGTAAAGTGGTAAGCTGTATCTCCAGCTAATGTTATTACACCACTCACCGGTGTTGGTAAATCATCTAATGCATCCACTCTAACTAAGTAATCAGATACGTTAGTTTCGTCGTTCTTAGTATATATACCAGAACAAACTTGGCTGTGTGCTATAGTACCATTATCACTTACGATATCATAATATCTACCTTCGTTAAAAGGTCCTACTAACGCTGTCTTAGAGGCTGCTATACGCCCTACACCACCATCACCATCAAGATGTACATAACTTCCTGAGGAGTTTGAGTCAGTTGTAAGTGTTAATTGATAACCTTTAGGTAGTGATATCGTATAGTGTTTAGGCATTGTTATTTCTCTTCTTTCTTAATCTTCTTTTTAACTTTCTTTTTCAATTCTTTTGGTTTCTTAACCACTTCATCAAATAATACATGCTTCTCTTTATTGAAGTCTGACTTGTTTATTATCATGTGTCCATCTTTATGTTTTACTTTTACTACTTCTATTTCATTACTCATTTTCAAACCTTATAAAAGGGAGGGCCGAAGCCCTCTCTGAAAAACTACTAGTCTACTAATAACATCAAATGTTCAGGTTTGATTACAGCCATGCCATAAGCAATACTGATTTCAAACTTAATTTGGTGATACATTTCATACTGAGCTACTTCAAAAGCTAAACCAGAACGAGGATCTTGAACTATAACTGTGTTACGTGCAAGGTCACCTTCAACCGGACGAGCTGGTAAACGTGTTGCAAGATGTATAGCATTCTTAGTGAAAGCCATGTTTCTTTCGCCTTCATCTTCTACTGTGATAGCTGCATTATCTGCAAGAGCTACTTTCAAACCAGGAGCTGCGATAGTGAAAGAACCGCCACCTAAAGCTACTTCAACAACATATTTGTTAGTATCACCAGCAAATGACACGATGTCACCAGCTAAGATAGTACCACTACCAGTATCAGCAGCGATAACAGTATCACCGATTGCACTAGAAGCATCATTTAAAAGATAAGAAGCACCAGTACCTTTAGTGAAATCTACAATTTGATTAGACTCACGGATAGCTGTACCAAACTGATCAAGTAAAACACCTTGACGTAAGATAGCATCACCACCGGCAGTGTTAGCTGCTGTGTATGTAGCATTACCACGGAATCTAGCTGCTGCTGCATTAGATAATACTAATGAACGGTCACCAGCTGGAGCACCATTAATGTTTAATTCTTTATTGATGTTAGCTACATCTAAGTAGTTAGCTGCATCAAACAAGTTAGTACCTGCAGGGTCAACTGCTCGTGCTGCGCCTACATGTAGAGCACAAAGGTCAGATTCGATTTCATTAGCTAATGTACGGAAACCTTGTTCCATTTGATCCATAAGCATGTTGTTATAACCTGGTCCTGAATTCATACCACGTTGTTCTTCACCCTGCCATAAGATTTCAACTTTACGAACCTTATCAATAGTAATTGTTTTGTTAGCGAATGTTTGACCACCGTTATTAGCTGCTAATTGACCTGGAGTCAAATCAGATGCTACAACGTCAGGAGCTACAAAGCTTCTTACTGTTTGGTCTTTAGCTGCTCTTTCGACGTTACCGTCACGTGAGATAGATGGAATCATTCCGATTAGCTCTCTACTCACTTTATCTAAACGGCTGAATAAATCAGGTGTTAGATTTGTTAATGTATTACTTGTTGCCATTTTTTATATTTCCTAAAAATGAATTAAATTATTTTACCACCAGAAGTACTAAATTTCATCTTCGCCGCAGCGTCGAGTTTATTAAAGTCTTCGATAGTCTTTTCGTTTGAGTTTGGAGCACTGCTCTTCGCACCGGTAGCACCACCACCATTGCTTTGGTTGCCTTGTAATAAAGGCTTGTACTTATCATCGTTCATAAACTGATGTTTCAAAGCGTTTAACGCTGTTTCAGAAACGTTACCTTGCTCATCAGCTATACTGCTAAGCTCATTCGATACAAAGTGTGCTAGTAATTCTGCACTCTCTGGAATAGCTTGTAATTCGTTTGTTAACTTAAATGCCTGAGCATCTACGTTTTGTTTAACTGCTGCTTGTTTATAAGAGTTTAACTCATCAAAAGCTTTATTTCTCTCTGCTTCTGCACTTTCAAGTAGCCTCTCAAAATCTCCATTCTTCTTGGCTCTAGCTTCATCCTCTGCTTTTAAAGCTTTGTTTGTAGCTTGAACTTTCTTTTTCTCTCCAAGTAGTTCGTTGTTCTTAGCGAGTATGCGTTCCATATCTGCTTTAAGTTGTATCACTTCGGCTTCATAATCTACTGCTGGAGCTTCTTGTACTACTTCTTCAACTACTTCATTGTTTATTTCATCTGTCATTTGTTGCCTCTGGCTGTTAATAACTAACTCACTCTATGAGTTATATTTGATGTCCAACTCTTTAAGTTCCCTTAATGATATTGGCCGGTACTTCTCATCAACGAACATTGGCTTTACCTTGTTTTCGTCAATTAGAATCTCTTGCTTAAACTCACTAGATTGTGAATCAAGCCATTTTTGATATTCTGTCATATTACTGGCCTTGTTATAGACCTACAATTATAGTGTGCTGGTGGTCTAGGACCTGAACCAACATCATAAAGCTTTCCGTCTTGACCTCTACAATAATCTGTAGTACTACTATCAAGAACACTCACCCACTCTACTTGTTTAATTGGGTTTGCTTTAAACACTTCTTCTTTACTAGTATTAGCTGTATGAACAACACTGCTACGAGCTAAGCTTTTACTTTGTGCTGCTAATAATCCAGCTGTTAAAGCTATGATTGTAGCTGCTGCTGTTAAATTATCACTACCTAATATTTGTGCTTCTCTAATTGGGTTTGTTAACTGTCTAGCTGATTGTTCAGCAAATTTGTTATAAGCTGGCTCTATCTTTCTATTAGCTTTCTTATCTACTAACCCGATAGGCATAGGCTTGTTTAACATAGCTGCTAATATAGCTGCTTGTGTAGCTTCTGCTACTTCATCTAATTCTTTCTTTAATACATTAACGTTGAATTCAGCTTCATATTGTGCTAATTCTTTTAACTCTTCTAAAGCATCTTCTAGTCTACGTGCTATCAATGTAGCTAAGTATGTCTGTAGTTGTCTAGTGTTAACGCCATCAACGCCTGTTATAATCTCATTTACAGCTGCGTCTCTAGCTCTATCTAATCCGTTTTGTATTGTCTGTGCTATTGTCCCAGCGAAGCGTTCTAAAAAGATTTGATGTTTAATCAATTTGTCCGTTATCGTTGGCATTATTGTTTCCTGTGTCTGTTACGAAAGGATCTTGATCCGCTAGTTCGTTGTTAAACTCTTCCATACTTTTATCAACATCTAAAACATTACGTTGTTTTAATTCGTTTCTTGCTTCTTCTAATGTCATTAAACCATTTTGGAAAGCGTTGATTAAAGCTAGCATCATTTGTGGGTCTGCTGTCTCGTCATAAAACTGTCTATTAAGTTTAAAATCAATAGCTTCTTTATTGCCGCCCATAAACAAGATACAAAATTCCATACACTTAGTTAGTGCATCATCAACGTTCAATACTATAGTATGTAGTGCGCTGTTCTGTGAGCTAAAACGTAGTCTTGCAGCTTCTGCTGTCTCTCTACCACCTGGTTCAGCTATTAATCTAGCGCCAATATAAGCAGCTTGTTTCAATTTACTCTTCATAGCTTCATCAGCTAATTGGTTTGGGTTGGCTTGTACTAGTGTTGCGTTACCGCCTTCACCTAAGAAGTAACCAGCTCTACTACCAAACTTAATACCTTGCGGTAGTGCTTCTTTAAATTCTTCAATACCCCAACTACCTGAAACAAATATAGTAGGCTGACCTACAACGAACACTGATTCTTCATAATCTGCTGAGTTTCTGTAGTGACCTATGTTTAATACTGATAAGTCATATAAAGGAGCTTTATCGATATCCTCGTTATTGTCAGCAGCGCCGACAAATGTAAAAGGTATCTCTTTAAGGTTGTTACCGTTGTTATCAGTAGGATAAACAAAGTCTACTATATCAAAATTTTCATCGTATAAGGCTTGGTAATAATTACCCTCATCATCGAGCTTAAGTAATCTATACTTATCTTTTAATTCCCACTCGAAACCATCTTCTATAAGTTCTAGTGTAGGCTCATGTAAAACAATAAACTTTACAACTGCTTTGTTATTAATTCGTTCTATATTCCAATTAATTATATTCTCAGCTCTATATAATAATATACGTGCTTTAAGTTCTTCTGTATCTCTAATAGACGTACCACCAGTTCTACGTGGATAATCCACTAAGTAACCAGAACGTCCTGTTGTCATTACCTCACCAAGCGATTGTTTAGCTAGTTGTATTAAGCCCCTACCATCGCCGGTAGCATCTTCTTTGAGGTATTCAATTGTAGTAGGTATTTCTATTGCAGGATCTCTACGCATAACTAACCCTGTAAGCCCTTCTTTTGTTAAGGATGTGAAGTTAGTTAAGATAGCGCCTTCTTTATATGAAGCTGACCTAGATGTATCGTTAGCATCCACTGTACGAATAAAACGTGAGGCGTCGTTATCCACGACACTACGTACTAGTGACCATCTTTCGATGTGTGCTTTATAATCTGGGTGTTTAGAATCTATAGACATTTATTGCTCTTATTATTTGGTACCATTGTATCATGGATGTGTGGTTTTGTCAAGGGTTTTAGTGAATTAAAGTTGAAAAGATATGTCTAATTTAAACGCTCTTTTCTTAATAGGTAATTCATAAGCTATTGGGTATGTTGAAGCATCGTTTTGATGGTCGCTTCCGCTATTCTTACACGGTTCACCCATCTTATTATATGGTTGTTGTTCAAAGCATGTAGCCACTTGTGGGCATTTATCTTCATTAACATATAATACACTCTGTTCAAAGGCTCTATTCGTAGCAGCCACCCTATCCTTAACATACGGGTTCTTCTTTCCAGCTCTCACCGAGAAACCAGCAGCCCTTAGTTGGGCTATGTCACTTGTTTTTGCGCTTGTTTTACCGGCTGCACCGGTCGCATCTGGGTACACATATACTTGATGACCTTGTGACTGCCATCTATCTTGTATTAAATCTATTATATCAGCTGTATCACGTACACCGTGAATCTCATCTACAGCGTGCCATTCCTGGCCACCGCAGCGTTTTACATATACTGTTGCTGACATATTATATACGTTGAAATCCATCCCTATATAGAGAGGTTCACGTGGTTGTATTGTTTCTTTACTTGTATGTACTTCTCTATCATAAGCGTAGTAGACAGTACCAGCAGTCATATTAACAAACTCACCTTCTAAGTAAGCATGTACTTGCTGCTCTGTTAAGCCTTGTGTCATCTCTTCGATGTAGGCATCTGTTATTGTTGGGTTCTCTCTAGTCTTACCCTGCACCATACTGTGATTAGGTAGCTTCTGAGCTTTCCATTTTTTGTAACAAAACTTATAACCCTCTGGAGTGGTGTAGACGTTGATTCTATTTATGACGTCGTATTTACCAGTCTTCTTGTTATACTTTCTGTAGTCGTTGTGTATGTTTGGTTGTAATCTGTTACGGCCAATAATCTTTTGATAAGCGTATTTCGCTTTCTCTTCGTTGAGAGTATCTAACTCATCTATATGACTTGAGTAGGATTGATAACCA